GTTATTGAAGAAACATTTAAAAATGACGCAATGATTCGTGGGACTGAGGAAGAACCAAAAGCACGAGAAAAATACCAGCAAATTACTAAAACTTTTGTTGAGGAACTTTCTTTTGTAAAGCATAAAACAATTGAATGGTTTGGTTGTTCACCTGACGGCATTATTAGAAACAATGACGGCACATATAACCTTTTGGAAATTAAGAATCCTAACAGCGCTACGCATTGGGCTTATATTAAAGCTGGCGAACCACCAACTAAATATAAAATTCAAATGATGGCTCAAATGGCTTGCACAGGTGCTGAATGGTGCGATTTCTTTTCTTTTGATAGCCGTATGCCTGAAGGTAGTCAATATTTTATAGCTAGGTTACAACGTGACGCATCCTTTATCGATGAAATGGAAAATGAAATTAAAACATTTTTAGAAGAGGTCGCACATGAAACTAAACTCATGGAAAACCGAGTTTAAATTGATAAATGGTATAATACCTATTGGCAATAACACAGGGGGGTCATTTATGATCGACCAAGCCTTGCTATGTTTAGCGCAAACCATTTACATGGAAAGCAGTCTAGAACGCAAAGAAGCACAAATAGGAGTTGGCTATGTATTAATGAGAAGAGCCGACTTTGATCCAAAACAGGTGTGTATTGAAATGAAAAAACCTTATCAATTTACTTGGTATGGAAAAGTAAAACCACCTGAACGCAAAGAAATCAAACCTTACTTTCTTGATCTTGCATATCGCATTATGCACAAGTTAGAGCCTGACTATTCTTATGGCGCAACTAACTTTCACGATGATTCAATCACCAAACCTCAATCATGGTTCAAACTTAAAAAGACTGTTAAATGGTCACGCATGATTTTTTATAAACAGGAGGAAACAAAATATGCTCAATATTGAGTTATTTGCCAAACAGCTAAATGGATTTGATGTTCAATCCGTATTAGATTCAAAAAAACTACAACAACCAAAGCCTGACGTCATATTGGATTATTATGTCTATCGAGGCAAAAAAGGATATGCAAGTTTTATATCTGCTAACACTAAAGAAAGAAAAAGAAACTGTAATATTAAGTTAATATTTGACGGCAATAATAACTTGCTTAAAGACGTGCAATTCATTGAAGTTAAACATAAATGAAATTATTTGATATAGTAGTCAAAGTTTTAATGATTGGCGGATGCGCTGGTTTATTTATCGGCGTTTTTTTTACACTTGAATTACTATTTGGGACTCATATATGTCATTAACAAAAGAACAGTTGTTGGAGGCGGTTGAAGCTTTTAAAAAATGCAACGGAAGTGAGTCAAAAGCAGCAGAAATGTTAGGCCTTAAAAGAGCTTGTTTTCAAGGCAGAATAAGAGCAGCCAAATTAGCTGGCATGGAATCTGATGTAGAAAACGCTAAACCACAGCTCACCAATATCCCACCTGAAGTAGCCCTCAAAGATAAAATACGAACCCTTGAAGCGCAGATAGCTTCATTCAATCGTGACGTATTAAATGAGAATTATGTTAAGACTAAAATTCTTAAAATGGCTGAAAAGAAAGCTTCACCACCTAGCTGGCTATCTAAACCTAGCGCAAGTAAATCAGCGCCAGGCGTTCCTACATTGTTTGCATCGGATTGGCATTGGGGTGAGAACGTAGATCCTAACCAAGTTAATAATGTCAATTCTTATAATATGAAGATAGCTCATAAACGAGCTAAAAAAATGATTGAAGTGGCTATTGATCTATTAAACAATCACATGGTCAACCCTAAATATCCAGGCATCGTATTTGCTTTAGGCGGTGATATGGTGTCGGGTGATATCCATGAAGAGTTGATGGCCACCAATGACGCAGAGATTATGCCTGTAGTTATAGACTTGTTTGGCGTGTTGATTTGGTGCATATCCACATTGGCAGATCATTTTGGCAAAGTATTTGTGCCATGCGTAGGCGGTAACCATGGCCGTAATACTCATAAGATTAGAAACAAAGGCCGTAACTTTACTTCTTTTGATTGGCTAACCTATCAATTTTTAGCTAAACATTTTGAAACCGATAGCCGAGTGTCTTTTCATATACCTGACGGCCCTGACGCTTTATATGCTATTTACAACCATAAATACCTATTAACCCATGGCGATCAGTTTAGAGGCGGTGACGGAGTAATTGGTGCTTTAGGGCCTATTATTCGTGGTGACCATAAAAAGCGGTCTAGAAACGCCCAAATTGATATGGAATACGATACTATGATAATCGGCCACTTCCACCAATTAATACAATTAGAAAGACTTATTGTAAACGGATCGTTAAAAGGGTATTGTGAATATGCCTATAGCAATAACTTTGGATTTGAACCACCAAGGCAAGCTTTATGGATAACGCATCCTTATCATGGCATTACTTTCTCAATGCCTGTCAATGTGGATGTATCGTTTGAAAATTCGGATAAATCAGAATGGGTAAGCTGGAAAGGTTAAAAATGACATTATTAAGCGCTAAATATATTGCAGCCCTTTATTCAGCGTTTAGACTTATGCCACCTTTTGATCGCTACGAATTGCCCACCGCTAGAAAAATAAAGTTTAAAATTATTAATGACATAACGGCCTACGGTTATTTTAACTGCGACCCTCATCTAACTATTGAAATTTCAAAAGGCCGTTGTTTACATTATTCTACGATTTCTGAAACTTTATTGCATGAAATGTGTCACCTAACCCTTTATAACAAAGGTTATAAGCATTGGGATGCCCATGGCAAAGCTTTTTATAAGTTGGCTGACCAAATATCCACAATTTACGGTTTCGATCCCAAGAGGCTTTAAAATGCGAAATAACCCTATATTAGTAGAACGTGAAGAAACTCATGGTGATTTTATGGCTAAATCACGCTTTATTGAGAAAGTTCAAGATATTATTAGCAAAAATGCTTGGAATGATTTAGAAGCGGATCAGAAAGAAGCAATCCACATGATTTTAGTTAAATTAAGTAGAATTCTTTATGGCAATCCTAATTACAAAGATCATTGGGATGATATTGCTGGCTATGCCACTTTAGTATCTGAACGACTTAATAAGAAATAATGATTTTCTTGATGGCTTTGTCTTGCAAAAAGACCATAATTTGCGTAACAAGTAATTTTGCTTGTTACAGATAAAGGATAAATACTATGTGGACAACTCCAGCTGCTACTGAAATGCGTTTCGGTTTCGAAGTTACAATGTATGTAATGAATAAGTAATGATTATTGTTACAGATTGCTATTAAATTAAGGGGCTTAAAATGCCCCTTTTTTTATTTACCAATAGCAAATAACGTATTCTAGAATGAAACGTAAAGGCATGCTAACAATGCAAAGAAGGCACATAGTAGTGACAAACGACACACAAACAAAAGCAAAGTCATCCACTATTTTTTAGGGTGTGCTTTAGACATTGGCGCTTTAATATGAGCTTTAAATTCTTGCTTTAGCTCTTTGATTTGACGCTCAACAACGTATTCTTTTTTTTCATGTCTAATAGAAGGTTTTAATTCTTCAAGTTTCATTTTAGTTGCCATTGTTTTTCCTATCCATATAAAAATAATTGTTTTTCATCTAGCCTTCTATTTTTAAGGCCTTTTAATTCTGTTAATACACCTTTAACTCTAGCTTTACAATATTTCAATAAAGACTCCATGGCAGCTTCTTTATCACCACGAATAACTGCTTGGCGAAACGTGCTTCTTTGGAATAATCCTAATCCATGGTTAAAACTAAAGCTCACGCAACAAGAAAATTCGCCTGGTGTAAGTTTAACATTAGGAAGTAATTTAGTGACGCCTATTTCAAATCTTTTTAAATCTAATCTTAATAGTGCATCTACTTCTGCGGTTGTGAAAGTTTTGTTGTAACCATCAGGGAGTTGTTTACCATCACCAATGAGGTGTCCGACACCAACAGTCCACAACCCTGCTGGGCAACGATAAGGCCTAACACGCACGCCTTCGTAATGTTTGATAAGAGCGATGCCACGTTGTGACGTTATCATTTCTTATTAAATGCTCGACTACCAAAGTGAAACATAATAATGGCTGCCCAAATTTGTTGAGTATCATCATCCCATATAACATTTAATGCTGTGCTAAAGTCTACACCATGCACCCATGCGTAAATAAATCCACCAATTTCAACAAATACAAATATACCAAATAATCCTAATGATATTACAGGTCTTACAGCAGCTCTTGCAGTAACAACCCATGGTGCAGCACCTTCACTTAATTTAGAATCATTGGCATATAAAGCTGTCATTTCGTCTGCTTGAGATTGAACTTGAACTTCTTCTAACTTGATAGCTTCAATTTTTTCTTGTGAAGCAAATCCTTTTTCAGCCATTGCAAGCTCACGATCAATTTGTAATTGAGCCATTTCACGCTCATGCTTTTGATCGCCTTTTTGTTGGAAAAAATTTAATATAGATGGTAACGCAGAGCTACCAAATCCAAGCAATGATCCAAGTAACGTAAACATTATTTTCCTTTCCTTTGCATATCGTGTTCTTCAAGAATACGAATACGAACATTAAGTTCACCCATTTGTGTTCTAATTTCTTCTTTAAGTTTTGCTCTTGCTTCTGCTGATATAGGGCTATCAGTTGGCACGCCTTGAGCAGTTATAAGCGCAGGCATTTTAGACTTAATATCAATAAGATCAGCTTGCATACCTGATAATGATGAAAGCATCCATGCAATAGCAGAAACTATTACAGGAAACATCATGCTGGTTAATTTAGATAAATCCATTATTTTAAAACTATGCTTAATAATAAAATAATAATAGCGCCTGCGCTTGCCATTAAGATACTTTCTAAACGCTTTAGTCTTGCGCCAATTTCTTCATATCTTAAAGCGCATACTTCTTCGTGAACGCTTAAACGACTATCTACTTCTGTAAGTGAATGTTTAACCATAATTAACTCTTCATAATGTAACAAAGTGCATAATACGGAGGAAGGTTAGCACCTGTTCCACTTGTGCCTGATGTGGCTGTTGTTGTAGCAACAGTAATGCTTGTTGTTGCAGAATTTGTTGGTGATAAACTTCTACCTGTTGAATATCCTGTTGAAGCTGATATAGGTGCGCCACCATTGTCATCGCCTGCTTGAGCAGAGCCTAAATTTTGTAATCCATGAGTGTGGCCTGGATCAGTAACAGTTGAAGTTGCAGTATGGTTATGAGATACCACTATTGCATCTGCACTACCACCTGTTTGATTAACTGAATATGTAGAACCAGCACCAACAATAAAACGATTGCGAAGATCAGGTGTTGAGTTTGTTCCGTCACATAATAAATAACCAGCAGGAATAGAACCAAT